TAGTTGGATTGACGAGTTTAAGATACTCATCCACCAACCGGTTGATCTCTTGTTGGAGTTCGGGTATCGTCATTGTTTCACCTCAATCAGGAAGTAATGCCAAACATACATGTATCCTGGTGGGTGTTCCATCTCACCATTCTTCGTTGACCAGAGGTATATCGCTCCTTCTGGTATCTCTTGTCCTGTTGCAAATTTCCCTACAATCTTCTTCATTGTTGCTCTCCCTTCGGTTTGTAAACCTCTTGTACAGCCGCTTTCAATTGATCTTCCGTAGCCTGCGCCCATGAGGTGGTAGGAAACAGCCGTTTAAACGCCTCCTTCACGGGTTTCTCAGCATCCCTCTGTGCCTGCGACCTCTCTCGGTGGATTTTACGCGAATACTCCATCTGGTAGAGGGCTCTGTTGACGAGTGCCACGATTTGGTCTGGACTAAACACCGTCAACACCGAATTGTTATCCCTAGGTGAGTTGGATTCCACCCCTAGGTTTGAAAACGCAGGGTCCCCCTGGGAGTTTCGAGGAATCAACCCCTCCACCTTTTTCAGGTCGATGACGACACGACGTGTCACATCCTGTTGTCTATTCATCCCTCCACCGCCTTCAAAGCAGGTTGGAGGTCTTTAAACGCTTGTTCAAGACTTCTCTGCCGGTAAACGTGATCGAGGTGATAATCACAAAGGTGTGTGGTAGATCTAGTCTTTCTATCCTCCACCATCCTCTTATGGAGCAACTTCGCAGTCGCTACTGTAGTCGGATTGGGGTGACGTCTCGCCTCCGCCGCCTGATTGACAAACTTACACACATAACACTTCATCGTGGTTTTACCTCCCACTTCGTTGTTGGGTGGATTAACGTCCACCTTTCGGTCTACTGTACTCCCGGTAACTTCGAGGTATCTACCTTTACCTCCAAACATTCGAAACAACAGTGAGTGTTAGAAGTTAACACCCCATCATCAATATCCTCTTCGGTCAGATCCGCAAGGTAAGGTTTATGACAATATGTACACACAAACCTTACCCCTCTCAATACAAACTCCACGTTATTTCACCATCGTTTCAGCGAGCTTGTTGAGAAGTTCAACCCTCCCAGACTGTTTGATCTTCTCCCGGATGGCTTTCTGTACGGCAGCCTTCTCGGCATTCCGGATCTTCCGCGCCGCAATCACCTCGGGACGGAGGTTATAGGCACGCCGGTACGCAATCTTGTCCAGGTACGACTGCACGTCCTTTTCCGGGAGACCCAACTCCTTCGCCAGGTCTCGGATCGCTCTCACTGGTTCGGCAGCCTTCGTAACAATCTCGTGTGCAAGTGTGTTAGCGTCTTTGTTATCGGTCATTGTGTGTTTCCCTTCTCACTCGTTACGTGAGTGAATCGTATTGTTTTTATTGTAAATCAAACCAGCTCGGATCGTCAACAAGAATTTTTCTAAAATCTTTCTTAGAATCACAACCAGTAGTAGTAGGAGAGCTCTTCGGAGGTAATACCGATTTGCTCGGCTACCATCAATTCGATCTCTGTAGCGGTTAACGTCTGTCTGCAATACATCTCTTGCTCGTAGGTTAATTTCATCGCAGTCTAATCTCCTTTGTGTTAAGTTTACTACTATCTACAAACCAAATCACTCTCCAGTGGGAAGTCCGCGCTGTGTTGCTGCAGTCTGTGCTCTCATCTCAGCCGTCCACGCTCTCGTCGTCTCGGAGCTGGTCTAAGTCACGCGTTCCGATCCCACAACCGAGACTTCGCCCTCCCGGGCGATTTTAGGTTTCCCTAGGGCGTATCGAGGTAGTCTGCCCTTATAGCTTGCTATTTAGTTGTGAGGTGTTACGTTACTTCGGTGGTGCTCTGATGTGTAGCATTGTGTTACTCCTTTATTAGGCTATCGACGGACCACGAAAGATAGTTGCTATTGCATCTTCTATCATGTTTTCATGGACCATCTTGATAATACCCTCTCTCTTCCAATGAGGTTCTGGTTCATTGGTGAACACCTCAGTTTCTAGGTTGTAATACAACCCATCACAAATTGTGACTATTACTCGTTTCTCTTTCATGTTAGTTCTCCTTCAACGATTGTTTGTAGGCTTTGAACTCCTGCCATTGTTGTTTGTTCCTCTTCGTCCGATACGTCAAATCATACAACCCTCTATCGATGATCTGTGTGAGTAGCTCTGCATCAGTCTTGTCTGGTCTCGTAGCCTTGAGTTCCTTCATCTTACTTAGTTGTTCCTTCGACAGTTCGATGTTCATATTGATCTCCATTGTTTGAATTAGGTATGCTAAGCACACCATAGAGTGGTCTGTCACACCACTCTAGCTATGCTTACTCTACTGTTGTGAGTACTTCTACTCTCTGCTTACATCCTTCTTCATCACATGCATACTCACTCATATATCCATGTGATATCTCACATTCAGATTGTAACTTCATCTGTTTGTGATGGTCGATGCAACGTATCTTAGTTGTGATCATAATTTGATCTCCTTCAACGATGGTAGGTCATCACCCTAGTTGTTACTTCTTCTCGATAGCCGACAACACTTTAGAGAACTCTTCCACTATCTTCTCTATTCGCTTGTGCTGAATACTACTCTCAGGAAACCATTCTAATGTGGACAACATTAGATCTTCTAGTTGCCATTGAACAGTAACAGCTAAAGCTTTTACTCTAGTCTTAGCTAGCTTATTCATTCCAGCCTCCTTTTCTGGTCTCTCGACCCCGGGTCCCCAAAAAATCTCGTGTTTGGAAACCCTGTATTAAGGCAAACCACAATACGTAGTGGGTTTACGATTTAAGGCCCAATGAAAAGCAGAATAGGGTTTCTTTTCATCCGCCCCTAAAGGGTCGTTGCTTTTGACGGCAGAACAGCCGTATAATGGTTACGTTAAAGGGGTCTGTATGGCGTCACAGGTAGTGAGTGGGTACAATTTTCCGGAGTTGAGGATTAGAGGGAATCAGACTGGGGCAATCCCTGCAGATAATAAGGCTTCAAGGATGGCTCAGAAGGAAGTTGTGTTGAGGTTGTTGGCGTCTGGGATACCGATTCATGAGGTGGCGAAGCAGACAAAGACATCTGGGATAACGATAGCGAAGTGGTTTAGAGATCCTGAGATGGCTGCGCGGCTGAAGGAGTTGAATGCGATAGTTTGGGCGGATTTGGACGCCCAACTAAAAGTTAAAGCGACGCAGACGTTTGAACGTATTCAAGAAGCCTCAGATGAGGCGTTGGATAAGGTTTTGGAGTTGATGCATAGCGCGGACTCGGAAGTGGTGCAGATGAGGTGCGCGCAGGATGTGCTGGATAGGAATCCGGATACGTCGAAAACAAAAAAGGTTGAGAAGACGACGAGGAGTGTGTCTATCTCGGCTGAGTTTTTAAGGTTGGTCGAAACGTCAGAGCGAGAGGCGGGTACTACGATAGATGGATAGTCTACTCCACACCGCGACGTCGGATCAAGCTCACCTGTTGAGGTCGAAGCTACGGAGGAAGTTCCTCGGTCCCCAGTTAGGTTCTTTCTATGTGTTTTGTAAAGCGGTGATGGGGTATAAAGATTTAACGGAAGGGTTTCATCTCCCACTGTGCAATCATATTCAAGCCTCAATTCAGGATCTCAAACGGGGATACCTCGAGCCCCGTGGCGCATTCAAATCTACAATCGTTGGTAAAGCCTATCCAGCTTGGAGGTTACTTGGCGGAGGGTCTCCTTGGATTGAAGATATACTTAAATGGGAGCGGAGTGAAGACCTATTAGAGTTTTATGATAGAGATCATGATGCCGATCCTCGTAACCACCGTATTTTGATCCTCTCTGAAGCCCAAGATATCGCTAATAAAGACCTTAAAGATATTAAATGGAAGATAGAACACGATCAACAATTCCAATGGCTTTTTCCTGAAATCATACCTGAATCAGTTACCAAAACAGTGTGGAATGCTGGTGAAATACTGCTGCCGCGTAGTCAGTCGTTTGACGAATCAACTCTTACAGCACTTGGAGTGGAATCAGCTGGAACGGGGTTCCACTACACGATTCTTATATACGAAGATCTCGCAGGAGAAAAAGCCGCTAAGTCTGAACCGTTGATGGAAGCAGCGAAAGGGCGTATTAAAGCTGCACCTGGGTTGTTAGTAAATCCAAGGACATCTGAAGAGCTTTTTATCGCTACACGTTGGAAACATGGAACGGCAGACGTGCCTGGGTATATAATGAAGGAGCTCCCTTTTGGCACAACTGATTCTGGACGTCCGATTGGTTTTAAATGGCATATTCGTTCTGCTATAGAAGAGAACGAGGAAACGGGTGAGAAGAGAGCGACATTCCCAGAGAAGTATCCTCTTGAAATTCTCGAAGATATCAAACAGCGAGAGGGTGAGTATCTCTTCAACTGCAACTACATGAACCGCCCCTCTTCTCCTGAAGGTTCGGACTTCAACCCGAAGTTGTATAAAGAGTTCGAGATTAAAGAGAGTTCACCTGGGGTGTTAGATTTGTTGGTTCCTTCGGATGGGACGCCTTCTATAAGACTTCGCTACCTCTACCGCTTGGGTTTCTATGACCCCTCGTCCGGAGGTAAAACAGCCAAGTGTGAAGGGGCAATCGCACTGGTTGGTATGGCGTCGGACAGACGCGTCTTCGTACTTCGAGTGTGGGGAAAGAACTCAGGTTACGACGAAGCTCTCGAACAGTTCTTCACCTACAACGATCAGTATGTTTTGCACCGTAGGTTGTACGAAGCTGTTGGGGCACAGAAGGAAGTTGAGAATCTCGTATCAATGAAGAGGCAACTTCAAACATTGAATGGTTGCTGTCCTAAGTGTAATAAAAAACACCGCAACTTCCAAATCGAAGGCTTCAACCCAGGCACCCAAAATAAAGAAGAACGTGTGCGCGCCTTCCTCGGCCAAACCTACGAACAAGGTCGGTTTTACGTTCGGAAAGGTGAGTTTGAGTTCAAACGGCAGTTGGAAGATTTTCCACACGGAGATTTGATCGATCGGCTGGATGCGTGTGCCTCTGCAGTAAAACACCTGAGAGCTCCCCTCTCTGCAAACGAAATTGAAAGCCTGCAAACCGAAATGGAGGATGTTCACATCCCGAAAGAGCCCCGTACCTTCACAACGCAGAATTATGGTGGATACGTTTAATGCCTAGACAACTTGTAATGCTACAAGTACCGAAGGAGTCCCAGCCGAATGTGTATGGGAAGTTGTCTGCGTTCCTAAACGAGAAGTTACGTAAAACCATTGAAGCACGTTCCGTCCAAATCGAACAGAAGATGACGCAGTGGGAGAGTAACTACCAAGGCATCCCGAAGACACAAGGAATGCGTACTACCCCATTCGTTGGAGCAGCAAACTTCGTACCTGGGTTGATTCGTATGCATGTGGACATAATGCATGCAAGAATACAAGGACTCCTCTGGGGTGTTAAACCCTTCTGGAAACCAACGTGGTATAGCAGCAAAATCAAACACGAGTGGTTGGATCAACTTTCAGAATGGATGGACTATAAGTGGTACAACGAAATTGAAGCATTCGACCCGGTTGATGCAGCTCTACACGATGTCTCGAAGTTGGGTGTCTGCATCCTGAAACCCTCTTGGGTTGAACGCCAAAAGTTCTTCTCCACCCAAGCTGGTCAAATGGAGAACAAGACCTTTAAAAAGATGGAACTCTACCCTATCGGGTTTGGTGATTTCCTTCCCTATCCAATCACCGCTCGCACGCTAAAACAATGCACCATTAAATTCCACAAACTCCGTTTCACGCGTGAGGAGGTAGAGTTTAAAAAGAATACAAGTGAATGGAGCCAAGAGGGTGCAGCAAGTGTATTAAGATCTCCCATCACCTCTGAAGGGCCTGCAGCAGAGAAGTCTTCTAACTTTTCCGGAATCTTCCTCTCTCCTGACGTTACCCGTCCCTACCAAGTTGTTGAGGCCTGGTTGGAGTATGAGTTAATACCCGGTCAAATGCATTCAATCGTAGTGGTGTTTAATCCTCAGATGAACTCCCATCAATCGATCATCAGGGCTTATTACCACCCAATCGGGTTAGATCAAGATGCATTTGTGGACTTCCGGTTGTTTGTGAAGAATAATTCGTTTTACCCCGACTCTATCCCCCAGATGTTGGAAGATTCCCAAGAAGAGAAAGCGCAGATACACAACACTCGAAGGGATGCTTCAACAATCGGTAACATTCCGACGTTCATCAAGAAACGCTTTGCAGACGTCGGCAACCCCAAGGATGAGTGGTACCCCGGTAAGGTTTTTGAAGTCGACAACATGGATGATCTTAAAATCGACCGTGGTGCTGCCTCCTACAACCACATGATTGAGGAAGAACGCTATGTTGATCAAGATGCTGAAAAGCTTGTCGGTAATCCTCCACCTAGTCAGGGCTTTGCTTCTGGGTCTATGGGCAAGCGTGGTGTGTATAATACTCAAGGCACACTCGCTCTCATGGCTGCCGGCAATGACCGTCTCGATAATATTCTTCGGCGTGCTCGTCTACCTTTTCACAGAATCGGTAGGGCCATCTACGAAGGATACCGAGACTTTGGAGACGAAGGACAAGCTCAAACTTCCGAACCCGATCTCCAGGCTGCGTTCTCACTTCAACCGCCCCAAGGCTATGAAGGCACCTTCTTTGGCTTGGGGTGTTCAGACGCTGGAGCAAATAGAGAGACTCAACGCACTGCCCTCCTCCTTATGGGTAATACGATGGCTGGATACTATGGGCAGGTTATGCAGCTCCTTCCTGAAGTCGTTAAAGCGACCGGCCCAGTCCAAGAACTTATGCTCGAAGTGCTTGATGGAGCAAAAGATCTCGCCACAAGACTACTCACGGCTTTTGACATCCCAGACAGAACTAAACTCGTCCCCGATCTGCGAAACGTGTTGGCTGGAAAAAGCACTAACGACGGACCTCCCGCGCCTAACCGTGCAGGAGTGCCTGGACCTGAAGCACCTGTTCAAGAATCCGATCTACAAGATCTATCCGCGTCAGTTGCTGCGATTGCGGGTGCAACTCGTACGGGAGCTAACTCGGGTGGGGGCATCAACGGAAGACCTCCGGTTTAACCAGGGGAGGCTGAGTGTACTGAAAGCTTTAGAAAACATGCCGTACGAAATCGAACGTGAACTCGAGAAATTCGAGGAAGATGATAATAAAGAGAGGAAGGGACAAGATGCCGGATCCAGTGTTCAGCGGCCAAGATCGAGTTGGTGAGGGGGGATTTCCAGCAGACCTTCAAAGCCAACTTGAAGGGAAAGATGTAAAAGATCATGCGAGAATTATTTCGGCTTATTACGCGAACCGTGAAAATGCATTGATGACTGAAGCGCGTAAAAGAATTACCCAAGCAAGAGAGAGTGGGGTTCCTAATACCGAACCGATTACTCGTCAGCCTTTGACTTCTCCAACCCTCACCAAAGAGCAGGTATGGAATGATCCTGTCAAGGTATTGAATGATTTAAAGTCTGGGTTGATGACGAAGGAAGAGTTTGCGACTTCAACGAGTTCCGCTCAAAAGACCATCATCCGAATGGCAGAACAACTGTCTGCGGCTGGGAAGGAGTACTTCCAGAAGTACCGTTCAGAGATTCTCGCAATCATGAATAACCTTCCTGCCGACC